CAAGACAAAAGTTTTCAGGTGGTGCTACTACGCAAACCCTATGGGGTGGTGTTGAGTTTGGTTCAAATAAATTCAAACAGTTCCCTACATATTCTGGGCGGTCAGGTCGTGGATCTCGCGGATGGTTCATATATCCAACCCTTCGCAGAATTCAGCCTGAATTGATTAACAAGTGGGAAGAAAGTTTTACTCGCATTATTAAGGAATGGGTCTAATGGCAACCGGTAATAGAACATTAAAGTTATCGATCCTTGCTGATGTTGATGACTTAAAAAAGAAGTTAGGCGAAGCTGATAAAGCCGTTGAAAGTAACTCAAGCAAGATTTCAGAGTTTGGTAAAAAGGCTGCTGCTGCTTTTGCGGTCGCTGCTGCTGCTGCCGTTGCCTATGCTGGCAAATTAGCCGTTGATGGGGTCAGGGCTGCGATAGAGGATGAGCAAGCACAGTTAAGGTTAGCCAATGCCCTAAGACAGGCTACTGGGGCTACTGATGCCCAAATAGCGGCAACTGAGGACATGATCCTAAAGACATCCTTAGCCACAGGTGTTGCTGATGACAAACTTCGTCCAGCCATGCAGAGATTGGCAGTATCTACAAAATCTACTGAGGAAGCCCAAAAGTTATTAACCCTTGCTTTAGATATTAGTGCTGCATCAGGTAAAGATTTAGAAACAGTTGCAAATGCTTTAGGTCGTGCTCAAGATGGAAATGTTACATCTTTAGGTAGATTAGGACTTGGATTAAGCAAAGCCGAATTATCAACATTATCTTTCACCGAAGTTCAGGCCAAGTTAGCAGAATTATATGGTGGCGCAGCAGCTACAAATGCTGAAACCTTTCAAGGAAAGATTGATCGCTTAAAAGTAGGATTTGATGAAGCAAAGGAAAGTTTAGGAGCAGCATTACTTCCAGCAGTTGAGCAATTTATTACATTCTTAAACGATACAGGTATCCCAACTCTTAATGCTTTTATTGCAGGATTGACTGGTGATGAAGGATTAAGTGCTGGACTTGCTGAAACTCAAAGAGGTGCTGAAAGTTTTGGAAAAGCGATTGGTGCAGTATCTAGCATTATTTCAGGATTTATTACATTCTTAAGAGAAGCAATTGGCTTAGTCGTATCATTAGCAAATGAATTGATTAGAGTCGTTAATATAATTCCTGGTGTCAACATAGGATCTATTCCAAATCCTGCTCCATCAGCTGCTAGATCATCATTACCATCAGTTCCAAGAGCAAGCGGAACATATACAACAGGACAAGGCGTTACAAATATAACTGTTAATGCTATTGATGGCGAAGGTGCTGCGAGAGCTGTTGCTAAGGTTGTCAATCAAAGCGCAGCAAGATCTAATCCATACCTTTCACGAGCAGCCGTTAAACCATAACCATGAGTGCATGGACACCAGATTGGAAATTGACTGTCGGTGGGGTTGATTATACTGACATAGCAATAAGCGATATTCAGCACGAAGCCGGTCGAACTGACATTTATTTACAACCTAATCCTTCCTATATTCAAATAACTTTAGTTGCATTAAATAATCAAACTTTGCCTTTTGATATTAATGACAGTTTAGATTTACAGGTCAAAGATAGTTCAGCAACTTATGTAAGCCTATTTGGTGGCGACATTACCGATGTTGTTGTTGAGGTTGGCCAAACAGGTGCAACTGCGACAGTTATTCAATACACACTTACCGCGATGGGTTCACTTGTCAAATTAGCAAAAGAAATCTGGGATGACAACATTCCGCAGGATGAGGATGGCAACCAAATTTATGACATCCTTTCTAGCGTATTACTTGGAACTTGGAATGATGTGCCAGCAGCTACACAATGGGCAACTTATGATGCAACCGAAACTTGGGCAAATGCAGTCAATTTAGGATTAGGCGAAATAGATCAGCCGGGCCTTTATACAATGCAACACCAACCGAGCACAGTTGATACGATTTACAACATAGTTTCAGATATTGCCAATTCAGCCTTTGGGTATATTTATGAGGATAATGCTGGAAATATAGGTTATGCAGATGCAGACCACAGGCAAAACTATCTTTTAACAAATGGTTATGTTGAATTAGATGCTGGTCATGCTTTGGGTGCTGGACTTTCAACTGTAATGAGATCAGCAGATGTTAGAAATGACATATACATAAATTATGGCAACAATTATGGATCACAGAAAACAGCTAGTGATGCCGCATCAATTGCCCTATATGGCTACAAAGCCGAAACTATCAATTCTAGGATTCATGGAGCTGTCGATGCCCAAGCAATTGCTGATCGCTATATTGCTCAAAGAGCCTACCCACAGCCAGCATTTCAATCTATAACATTCCCAATAACTAACTCAGAAATTGACAATGCTGATCGTGATGATCTATTGGCTGTTTTCATGGGAATGCCAGTTCATATTCAAAACCTACCGACACAAATATCAGACGGAACTTTTGAAGGTTATGTTGAGGGCTGGTCATGGAGCACTCGATTTAATGAGCTGTTTTTAACAATCAATGTTTCTCCAGTTGCATTTAGCCAAGTGGCGATGCGTTGGAATACCACGCCAATAACAGAGGCTTGGAACACAATAGACCCAAGTTTGACTTGGGAGTACGCTACAATAGTCGCATGAGGATAGGATAAAATGGCAACCACTACCAATTACAGCTGGACTACTCCAGATGACACCGCGCTAGTCAAAGATGGCGCAGCAGCGATCCGATCGCTTGGAACTGCAATCGACAGCACAGTATTTACCAATGCAGGTGCAGCAATTGCTAAAACTATTGTTGATGCAAAAGGCGACATTATTGCAGCCACAGCAGCCGACACAGTTTCTAGATTAGCTGTTGGCGCAAATGACACAGTTTTGACAGCTGATAGCACCGCAGCCACAGGATTAAAATGGGCAACACCTGCTGCTGGTGGAATGACTTTATTATCTACTACAACTCTTTCAGGTGCAACAACTACAATTTCAGGAATTAGTGGTGCCTATAATGAATTATATGTTTTAGTTTATGGGATGACTAATGCAACTAACAGCCAAGAATTTTTCTGCAATGTAAATTCAGTTACTACTGGCGTTTATTATGAAGGATTAAGAATTGGTGCAGTTACTTCAAAATTAAATACTAACATTTCTTTTGGAGCAGGTGGTGATCTTTTAAGAACAGGTGGCAACAATGCTGCTTTGGTAAGAATTCAAAATTATGCTTCAACAGCAAATTACAAACCAATGCAATTTTCATCAGTTTATGTTGATAATGCTTCAGCCACAAGGGGTGCTACGGGTTCAGGGGGAATTGCAACAAATTCTGCAATAACATCATTACAATTTGATGCACAAGGTGGAGATTTTACAGCAGGAACAGTTCTAATTTATGGAGTTAAATAATGGCTAAATCAACAAGACCAATGGTAAGAATTCATAATACTGAAACCGATGAGGTTATTGATCGCGAAATGAATGATGCTGAGTTTGCTCAATACGAAGCAAACAAAGCAGCACAAAGAACAGCAAAAGCCGAAGCTGAAGCAAAAGAAACAGCACGCCAAGCAATTCTTGATCGCTTAGGTTTAACTGCTGATGAACTTAAAACGATACTTGGCTAATGAAGGCTTGGTTATCTAAAGCTGCTGATACTTTACGCGATCAAATAAATGATACTTTCATGGATCGCAGCAGGAAAGCTGATGGATGGATCGGTGATCTTAAGCATCAATCAAGGAAATCCGACCATAACCCAAGACCATCAGGTGAAGTATGCGCGATCGATATTGACGCTGGCTTATCTAACGAACAAGGGATTAGTCATGCTTTGGCAGATCAACTTCGACTCACAGCAAAAAAAGATAAGCGTATTTCTTACATAATTCATGCTGGTAAAATATGTTCAGCAAAGTCGCTATGGCGTTGGGTTAAGTATCGCGGCATTAATCCACACCATAAGCACATCCATGTAAGTTTTAAGCCAAACCAAACTGGCGAGAAGTTCGACATCCCACTACTGAAAGGCAATTAATGAAACTATCCAAAAAACACAAAGCAGCAATTAAGTCATATTTAAGAGCTGTGGCAGCTAGTGGAATAACTGTTGCTTTAGCAATAGTGGCTGACATTCATCCAGCTTATGCAACTATGCTTGGTGCGATTGTTGCGCCTATTGCAAAAGCATTAGATCCAAAATCAGGGAGTGAAGCGGATTATGGTCTTAGCGAAAAATGACACCGAACGAATTAGTCGCATTTGGCGTTGGCGTCTGCGCAATCGCAACCAGTTTATTACTGGCTCTACGATGGGTTATTAAGTCTTACCTTTCAGAGTTAAAGCCCAACTCAGGGTCATCTATGAAGGATCAATTAAATCGACTTGAGAAGCGTGTCGATGATCTATTTACAATAATTAGCAAGTCATAATTTAATCATGGCGAACACACGGAAACACACTAAACGAAAAAAAGTCAACCGGAGAGTAGTTCGCCACACTCCTGAGCCTTTAAGTAAATTAGAGGTTTTCTATATTGCCAAACATGAAATGTTTAAAGCTGCACGCAAGGCTGGATTTAATGAGTCATGTGCGCTTTATCTAATGGATAATCCTGAGTCTATGCCTGACTGGATCGTAGGCGATAAAGGAATTATCCCAACTATTCCAACTCCAGATGAGGATGACGATTAAAGCCAATCGTAGGTATTTAGTAACGCCAGATTTACAGATTCCGCTTCACCATCCAAAAGCCGTTGCCAACCTTATTAAAATGGCAAAGCATGAAAAATTTGATTATGTATTAAATGTCGGAGATGAAATGGATCTCGGCAGTCAGTCGCGTTGGGCAAAAAATACAAAGTTAGAGTTTGCTGAAACACTTGATGAGGAAAGAAAACTAGGCCAAGAGATTCTTTACGATCTAGGTACTACAGATATTGTCAGATCAAATCACACAGATAGAATTTATCAAACCTTACTTAAAGGTGCGCCATCGCTTATTGGATTGCCAGAATTGGAATATGCCAAGTTCATGGATTTTGCTGGTTTAGGCATTAGATTTCATAAAAGAGCTTATGAGTTTGAAAAGGGTTGGCATTTGGCTCATGGGGATGAAGGCAACATGTCTAAGCATGCAGGTATAACAGGCCTTAATTTGGCCAAGAAATGGCATTCTAGCGTAATTTGTGGGCACTCGCATAGGCAGGGTGCAGTCCGCCACCAAACTGGCTTAAACGGCCGTTATTCAACGATTTGGGGTATAGAAGCCGGTCATCTCATGGACATGCGCAAGGCTAGTTACCTAAAATATAACTCAGCCGATTGGAACATGGGCTTTACAGTTCTAAGTTTTGGCAAGAAAGGCCACCAAGTAGAGCTGATACCTGTTAATCATGATGGATCATTTACTTACAATCGAAGGACTTATGGGGCGTGAAACCGACTATCGGGATCGTACGATTGATGACCATATCGATGACTTTGAGGATATTAGCGTTATCTAATCGTTATAAAACACGCGCTAAAAAACTCTTGCGCTGTCGGTAAATCCAGTCATACTAATCCCAACGCAAACAAATGTTTTGCGGAACGGGAGCAATAATGGAAATACTAGGCATGTGGTTATTAATTGCCGCTAGTATGGCAGTTGCA